GAATCTTTGGTTGAACAGTCCAAACTATTTCTTTAACTGGATGATTAAATTTGAATTTAATATTGCTTTGTGTAGTTCCAGTTGAAACAGTCGCCTGTTTTCTTTGAACTTGTTCTATAAGATATTCGTGTTGAACTTGAGAGAATCTGCGTCTTTCTGCTGAATCCAGGAAAATATAATCAGTGTACAAGAATACATTACCCAATTCAGGTTTTGTTGAAAAAACATCCTGACCTATAGAGTTATTGTAACTATTTGTAGTTGAATTGTCTTGTTTAGTAGCCCAGATACAGTCATCCAATCCTCTAAATTTAACACTCATCTTTACATCGTGATGTTGAAGTGATATAATTGGTAGTGCTAATCCAGGATGTCTATTAAACCAAAACTGAAGTGGTATATAAAGTGTATATTCATCAGTTTTTTTACTACTAGCACTAAAATTACAACTCTGTATCTGTGTTAATTTAGGGACATTTCCCACCATTTCAGCATAGGCAGAACCTTTCTCAGAGGTTTGTGTTAATTCATTCCATACGTGGAGCCAGTCACCATAGTGTATGTCTATCTGCTGACCACCAATAGTTAATTCTACGTGTTCGATTAGAATGTGTCCTAACCAATTTAACCAACGGAATGCTATATATTCACCGCTTTCGCCTGATGTACCTACAATCAAATCTACGGCAGGAATTGTTATCTGAAGATATTGCTTATGGATTAAATCACCACTTCTATCAATGACTGTAGAGATTTCATTTCCAAAATTTGTAGTTCCATTAAATATATTTTTGATTGATTCGATAGCAAAGTTAGTGTGTCTTCTATAAACGCTCTTAAAGAACGTAATTTGTGGATTTCCAGTTAAGTACATGTCCTGGGAACCATATGCGACTAATTGTATAAGACCTCCTCCCATTTGTAATATATATTATAAAATAATATAATATTCTTTAAGTTATATACTTAAAGATTTTTTTAATTTAATTTTTATTACTTGACTTAAGTATGTCGTTCAAAACGAAAAATAAGAAAAAACTAGTTGTTGATACTAGAGTCACCCTACAAGCTAAGCATGAGTTAAAAGTGTCTTATTTTAATGAAAAGAGAGAAACTAAAAATACCCTGAATAGAGATTTGGAAATTCTAGAAAATAGATTAAGAGAATATACTCCTGAAAAAACTAACGATTTTAATATAGATAAGAAAATGGAGTTGATAGACGAAATAAATGATTTAAAAAAAAGTATAAGTGAAATAGAAAGTAACCGTGAAGAAATAGATTACTTACTAGATACTGGGAATATACTGTTTAATTATGCCGATAATGGCAATAAAAAAAATACTCCAAAAATGAAAAAGAAAAAATCGAATGAAGGAGATTTGAGGAAAGTTATTGCTAAAAAATCAGTAATGGAGTATTTTTCACGATATAAAGAAAAAACATCAAAACCGGAGGAATCAGTAAAAGAACCTGAAACAAAGTATAAAAGTAAAGCAAAAATGTATGAAGATTACCTATTATTGACCGATGAAAATTTCGAAAATTTAAATATTGAAAAAAACCAAACAATTGACATTTGTCAGAAATGTGGAGTTGAAAAGACTTTGTATATGAGTGAAGGTAAAATGATTTGTAATAAATGTGGTGATGAATCTTTTATATTAATAGACTCAGATAAACCTAGTTACAAAGAACCTCCTAGAGAAATAAGTTATTTTGCGTATAAGCGTATAAACCATTTTAATGAATGGTTAGCACAGTTTCAAGCAAAAGAATCTACTGATATTCCCCAAGAAGTATATAACCAAATTATTTCAGAGTTGAAAAAAGAAAGAATAGAGGATATGAAGAGTCTAACACCACCAAAACTTAGAGAAATATTAAAGAAATTAAAGAAGAATAAATACTATGAACATGTTCCTCATATAATAAATAGACTAAACGGGGAACCACCACCAACTATTTCTAGAGAAACAGAGGAAGAATTACGAAGAATGTTCAAAGAAATCCAGATTCCGTTTCATAAATTTTGTCCAAAGAGTAGAAAAAACTTTTTAAGTTACAGTTATGTTCTTCATAAGTTTGTTCAATTACTTGAATTAGATGAATTCATTGAATGTTTCATTCTATTAAAGAGTCGCGAAAAATTACATCAACAAGATCAGATTTGGAAAGATATATGTAATTATTTGAAATGGGAATTTATTCCTAGTGTTTAATTATTTTATTTTTTTTATTAGAATAAATAAAATGGATTTTAGTCAAATCATAAATATACAAAAAAATGAAAACAATAAATGTGTAGTTTTTAGCATTTTTGCTGGATATTTTACAAAAAGAAAGAATGGTGATTATGATGATTTTATTGAATATATTGACAAGGCTATGAATACTTGTGTTACCACTTCTGAGAAATTATATAATACTAGAGAGATTGTGTTATATGTTGATTTGAAAAAGACATACATAAAAAATATGGATACAGGAATGTTTAAAAAATTAATTCCTTTTTTTGAAGATAAATATCCAGATTGTATAAATAAGATAGTAATAACAAACATTCCCGGATTTTTCAAGATTTGTTACAATATTGTGAAAGTATTTATTCACAAAGATACTAGAAAAAAGATATTTTTTGAGAAAAAGATTAAACAAGGTGATGATACTAGTGTTACATTCTCTAATAACTTAGAAGATTTAGAATTATTATAATTATCTACTTTGTTTTTATATAAATTGTTGGAGAAATCATGTCTAACACAGCAAATACTGTAGAAGCTACTATTCCTATATAAAATGCTTCCATTTGAGAAACGTTCGCTTTTATTATCATTTTAGCACTAAAAGCTACAAGTAGAGTTAAAATAGAATACTTTACTAGGCGTCTTAAAACTTCACGATGATTAACACGCATTTATAATATAATTAGAAATTAAATCACTTAAAGCATTTTTTTATATATTTAAATATCCACAATATAAATGACCAGTAAAAACACAATCCCAACAGCAGAAGAAGATTACCTTGAGGTAGATGATAGAATTGGAGGACAAAACTATGTTTGTATTTCATTCGTATCACCCGAAGACGTCTTAAAACAGAAAGAGTTTTATCTTTTCCATCGTTTTATGACACAGGTTTGTGGTGAGGTAGAATTTGCCTTAGACCAGAAATTAAAACCACCTGAAGGTTCTACAGAAGAAGCAAAAGCTGAATATGCTGGTATTAATACTAAATTTGTAGAAGCTACTAAAACTGAGTTAAGAAACTTCATTCGAGAAACCTATGATGGATTCAAAGGAAAATATGAAGATTTTAAATACAAACACGGTGAAAAATTAGATGAGGAATACAACAAAGAGTGTGACTTCAAAACAAATGTTCGTGGTGTTAAAGTAAGAGGTGTTTTCGATACATATGGTGAGGCAGAAAGAAGAGCTAAAAGACTTCAGGCAAAAGACCGAAGTTTCCACGTATTCGTAGGACAGATGGGATATTGGTTACCATGGGACCCTTGCGCTGATAAGGTAGCAAATGAAGAATACCTAGAAGAAGAGTTGAACACTCTAATGAAAGAGTATAAGTCGAACGAAGTCCGTAAAGACCTCTTCTATGAAGAACAAAAACGCGAAAAACAACAGGATGCTCTAAGGGAAAAAATGGCTGCTGATGAAGCTAAGAAAAAAGCCGAAACAGAAGTGTCACTCGATAATGCCGAACAGGTTTCACAAACAGTAGATTCATTAGAAACAGAAGACCCATGGATGAAGTCTAAATTTGTTGAAGCTCCAGCAAATACCGAAACCGCCGAGACTGAAGCTGCCGAAGCTGCCACTGAAACAGCTGTTAAAGAAATCTAAGTATATTTAAATGAAGACTATCGCAATTTTTTTCTTTGTAATTTTATTAGTTTATTCAATAGTAAATTATAAATTCTATGATTTTAACAAAAGAGAAACTATTTATTCAGTAGAATATCGTCCTATTCCTTACTCGGCACACGATATGTTAAATGAAAACAACATAAATTCGCAGGTGAATACATTCAGTAGCACAGCGTACGCAGATTTATATACTCCAGAATCTGTGCCTGAATAATTAAAATATATAATCCATAAAAAAATGTAGGAATTATAATAATGAAAGCATTAACACTATTTCTTTTTATATTAGGAGTAACCATGCTAACAATAGGTTATATGGATATTTATTTGAAATCACAGAAAGCAGACCGACAAATTGAATACAGATTTGTACCAAGAGACGTATTCACTGAAATTTCAAGCACACAGCCTTTATATAATGACCTTTTCTCCGGCGAAGACCCAATTAGAGCACGGGGAAATTTAACCAGTAATTTAGTTTAATTTCTAGGATTATTATATATTAATGCCAAGTTTTAATTTTAATAAATTTATTGGATATGGAAAAAAAAATAGTTTTAATAAATTACAAGAGGAATATAATTTAGTCACTGAATCTTTGAAAAAACCTATTTCTCCAAGAACTAAAAGACGTCTTACTGCTAAAGAACATGAGTTAGCAGAGAAACTTAATAAAAAATTTGAATCAATGTTATTAAAACTGGATATAATGAGTCGTTTTCCATCTCCTAAGACTCAAAAGAGAATTATTAGTGATTATCAACACAAAAAAAGAAAAGAAGAAATATTAAGTAAATTTCCTTCTTCTGAAACTCAAAAGAAAATTATTCAAAAATATTACCAACAAAAATTAAATGAGGAAATATTAAGTCGTTTCCCATCCCCAGAAACTCAAAAACAAAAAATAGATATTTTTCTTAAAGAACAAGAGGCTAAACAACGTAAAGCACTAGAAGCATTAAGAAATGCTAATTCATTAACAGCAAAATCATTAGCAGAGTTTGGTAAAGTATTAGCACCTAGTTCAGTTAGAAAAACTTTAAAAAAAAAAAAATCAAGCAAGGGTGGAGCATTACGTAAGAAGTCACGTAAAGTAAGAAAATCTCGAAAAAACTAAAATCCTTTTTTTACATTAATTAATGGACCGCGTTTCCTACTACTATTAACAATTTCTTCATTTTCATTTTCAGGACTAGCACCAGTTACACCTGGTTTATAGTTTTTATTGTGTGCCATCCAGAAATCAGAGGCACCTATACGGAATTCAGGATGAGCAGATGCTTTATACCAGAAGACTTGGTCCTCTAATTTGTTACTCTTAGCATTGTTGTGAATTACTAGGCATTCATAGTTTTCAGTACAGGCATCCATAACTTGAGCAAATATATCATAACTGGGAAACATACCAGCATAGTGTTCATAGAGTCTTTTTCTATTAGACACAAAATTTTCTCTAAGAATAAAAACATAATCAATATTCGTTCTTAAATTAGGTGGAACACCTAGGGCATACTGCATAGTAATTATAAAAAGTATTTTCCAGTGACGACCATTCATAAAAAGACTACGAATATTAGTATCTCTAATCCATGAATTATCATAGAGACAATCATCCAATATAAGAAATGCCCTTGGATCCACCATCGATTTTCCATAATTATCGTTGTCTGCTTTTATTTTTTGAATTACCATTTTTTGTCGTTTTAAAGTATTTGCTACAATCTCTGGTGTATATTGGTCGTGTATGAAAAGACTTGGAACTATATCTCCATAAAAGGTGTTAGCAGCTTCAGTTCCACTAATTACTGTGCCTATAGGGACTTGTCTATGATGCCATAAAAGGTCCTTAACAAGAAAAGATTTACCTGTTTCACGTTTTCCTATAAACACACATACTTTGTCTGGTGTAATGCTTCTAATATCGAATTTTCTCAGATTTAAATTCATAAATTCCGGTATAATCTAAACAATAAAATTTTTATGTAAACTACACGAGTTTTTATTTAAAGATTAATACAAGACAATTCAATATCAATATAAATGAAACCTAGAGTAATTAAAATACCTGAAAAAGAAGTTAATACTCTTCAACAGAGTTTAGCTGAAACACTAGGATTAGAGAATTTTCAACTGTATTTTCCGGCACTTTCGCTTTGGTTTAATTATTATAATAATGATAGTTACAGACTTTTTACTCTTAATAGTGAATATTTACTCAATTCTATTAAAGAACCATTAGAGAATGAATTTCAGGATACTTATATTAAACATATGTTTGATGCCTCTATAATTCATAATAAAACTGGAGATAAATCACAAGCACCGATATTTATTAAAATGAATCCTATTTTGGATGTAATTAGTTATTTGAAAAATGATTACAATGTAAATCATACCGAAACTCCTAATATATTTAACTTCGTCACAAATAATAAAATTAATAGCTATCATAACACAGCATATATTGATAACTTTTTTACATATATTGGAAGTAAATATGGTGAAAACGACTTATGTCCTACATTTCCTAAGTATTATGGAGGTTTTATTGGAGTAACTGATAAATATGAGTTTGATTTATCCGAGGAATATGATGATATAAAAGACTCGAATTGGTTTACTAAGAATTTAGATAAATTATACAAGATGCGTATTGTTGAGATTGAAACAGAACTAGATGAAAAAATTGTATTCGATGATTCACCTACTAATTTGAATGGGTCTAGTTCTAGTAATGAATTAGGAAACGAAGGAAACGAAGTAAACGAAGGAAACGAAGGAAACGAAGTAAACGAAGATTATGTAGAAAACCTTGATGATGTATTATCTGATGGAGAATGGCAAACAGAGAGTTCTAATTCTTGTGAAAATTCTGGCACAGAAAGCGAAACAAACTCAATTATTAGTCTTAATGGTAGTATTGATATAGATACTGAAATAAACAAAGTGTATTATTGCCAATTCAAAAGATATCCCGTTCAACTAGTTGCTATGGAAAAGATGGAATACACTCTTGAGAATTTAGTAGAAGACCTAGAATATTCTATATCAGAGGATGAGTGGTTCTCTATACTTTTCCAAGTATGTTTTGGATTAAGTGTTGCTTACAAGCGGAATAGATTCGTTCATAATGATCTCCATTGTAGTAATATTATGTTCACTAAAACAGACAAGGAATTCCTTTACTACAAATTTAAATCTAAGGTCTATAGAATTCCTACATATGGAAGAATAACTAAAATTATTGATTTTGGGAGAGCTACATTCGAGGTTGATGGAAATCTTTTCTTCAGTGATGTGTTCCGTAAAAATGGTGATGCTGAAGGACAATATTCATTTCCATATAATAACAAGTTACGAGACTGTAAAATTAAACCAAATCCTAGTTTTGATTTGTGTAGATTAACAAAAACTATTATAGATTATGTAGAACCAGATGGTGATGTGTATCGTCTTCTGGAATTATGGAGTAGAGATAAATACGGCAATAGTCTTCTAGAGCATGATGATGATTTTGATTTGTATAGAATAATAGCAAAGAATGTTAGAAGTGCGGTTCCAGTAAAACAATTGGAGAAGAAGGTATTCCAAAGATTTATTTCACCCGAGGAGGAAATACCTGATGGAGAAGTCTTATACAAATATTAATTAAAAATTGGGGTCACCAATATTGACATTGTTGAGGTCTATCTCAGATAATTCAGTAGGTCTTGACATTGACATCGGCATTTGTGGAACATTTGATGGTTGTGCTCTCATTTGTACCATAGGATGGTTTGGTGCTCTATATGCTCCACCGCCCATACCATTACTCATTTTAGGCGGTAATGGAAGACTAAAGTTCTTAGTTTTGAAGAATAGTATTCCTAGAGTTATACTGAAAACTGCTAAAAATATTTTTACATATGATAAGAAATTGACTCGTTCAGTATTTACTGAAGCATTTCTCTTACGGTCCACAAAAACAAAAATAGTTACTGCTAACCCTGCTAAAAGTGATAAAATGTAGTTGTTTTCGAAATAATTCATTTTATATGATTTTTTATAGAAAATAAAAAGGGATTATGAACTCATTAATTATTCAAGGTCTTCTTCTACCGAATCATTAAAAAAACTGAACCCCTTTTTATTTTTAAGAGCGCGTTTCTTTTCAATATCTTCATCACTTAATGAGTTTTTAGTATCTAAGAGAATTGTTTTAACTTCTTCATCTGCTAATTCAATACCATTTGGTTTAGAAAGAACATCGTGTCTTTCGTTCAAATTAAGTTTTTTAACTTGTTCAGTTCCTAAGTCAGTTCCTAAGTCAGTTCCTAAATCAGTTCCTAAATCAGTTCCTAAGTCAGTTCCTAAGTCTACTTCAGTTGATAAATCAATATCTAAGTCTAAGTCTAATCCACCAAAGTCTTCACTTTCTAAATCTGATTCTAAATGCTCTACAGAATATTCTGGTGGAGCCACTGGTTCTACTACTGGTTCTACTACTGGTTCTACTACTGGTTCTACTACTGATAATTGTTCTTCTACTGGTTCTTCTACTGATAATTGTTCTTCTACTGATAATTGTTCTACTACCGGTTCTACTACTGATAATTTTTCTACTACTGGTTCTTCTAATAATGGTTCTTCTACTGATAATTGTTCTACTGCTGGTTCTTCTTTTGCTTTAACACTGTTTTCTATTTCAGTTTTTACTAGTTCTTTAATATCCATGCTTAAATCAGATAGCTTAGGTGTTTCATCTGTAACTTCTTCTGGAGTTGGAACGGATTCTACTTCTTCTTCTCGGGCTACGTAATCATTTCCTAGGTATTCTTGAAGAATATGTTTCACTGGTAATTGTTTTCTAATAGTGTTTTCAATAGATTTTTCAATAATAATTTCCGATTCGTTTCTATTACGTTGATATTCATATCTACCAGCAGTATCGTCCATAAGATAGGGCACTTTATAGAAAATTCGGGCAATATCAATATAACACTGGTGGATAAAGTGGTCAGTTTTAGGTATTTTAAGATTAATTTGTTTTTTATTCTTTGAAAAGTTAATACTGGTAAGGACACGTGTATGACTTACGAATACTGCTGTTATTAATTCTTCAATCCAGTCACATTTTGACTCGGTTAATAGAGTTTCGCATTCTCCAAGTATGACCTCTTGATTCCATTTAGGTACCTCCTCTAATTTTCCCTGAAAATCAGTTAATAATCCGCTAGTATCACCACTTTCCTGGCATTTTTTACGGCATTCGATAAAGAGTTTTCTTATTCCTTGATATATACCACCTCTTAATGTATTCACTAACTGTTTAGTATATTCAGTTTTAGCATCTACAATAACTGCAAAATTTCCCTCTTCCATTGTTTTTTACTTATCAATAGAAAATTTAATCAATCAAACAACGCATTTTAATTAAATTTAAATTAGAAATAGAATTAAGCATAAGCGTAACTGCTTAAACTATGAGTATATGGATTTTCTTTATAGGCATTAAGAATATCTGGATTAATTAAATCTTGCTGGACATCATTTGATAGATTTACACGCATGTTAGTAAATAATTTACCTTCATTAGTTGGTGTTTTTTGATATACTGATGATTTCTCAACTCTTTCAGCATTAACACCACTCATCTGTCGTTTTTGAAGAACATTCATTACTTCTTTACCATTCCAAATCTTTACATTTGAACCCATTGGTTTTCTTCCCTTTGCTATACTCTGTTTATTCAAATTGAGACGAGAATTTCGTTCAGCACTATCGTTTCTTTGTCCTTCCGTGCGCCCACTACCAGCAATACCAGTGTATTCATAGTCACTAGTGAATTGTTTCTGTGTGGCAGGAGCTTCTGCTGGGTCTACCTGATAACCGGCACCTTTTTCATATGTAGCTACTCCACGATAGTCAGTATGTTCAGTAGTTTCACGAGTTGTGCGTTTAGCTTCATCTTGGTTTCTAGATTCCATTTTACTTGGAACATTGGCACCAGTTGAATTGGTTTCATAATCTACAGAATCTAGTGTATTCCTAATAGTAATTTTAGGTGCTGTATCATAATCATAAACACGGTTTCTAGTTGTAGCTACACCAATATTACCTTCGTGACTATTGTTTTCTGTAGTTTCTTTAATAGTAGTTCTGGCTACATCATTTGGGTCATATACTGTAAGACGTTCAGGACCCTTAATGTTTCCTTCGTGTTCATTGTGAATAGTTGTTTCTTTAATAGTAGTTCGTGCGACATCATTTACGTCATAAACGGTTTGTTTCTTAGGAATCTGAGCATTCATATTTCCTTCAGGTCTAGCATTTCCTATAGTATTTTCCTTTTTGGTTGCTCTCATTAAATCAAGAATTGGTGCTGAAATGCTTTTTACAACACTACCAACATTACTATTATGAATGTTGTCTCTTGTAGTGTCACGCTCATTAGGTCCCGCTACAAAACTGTGTTTGCCATAGTCAGCAGTTTCTGCTTCTGTTTCCCATTTATGATTCATTTTAACATTTCTTATACCTGAATTTTCATAGACATTTCTACGAGATTCCTGGGTAGTTTCAATTGTTCTTGGTGCTAAAGTTGACCCACCAGCATGACCAAATTCAGGTCTGCTTTGTTTCTTTCCTTTATCGGGTGCTTCAAATTGTTCTCTAGCCGCAAATTTAATCATTTGACCAGTGGTTTTGAGTAAATCGGCAAGAGTTTGGTGGAATGCCTTTTCTGGGCGATGTTTTGATACTTGAGATACTGCTTCTCTTTTGGCGATTTTACTACCTGCCTTAACTGGTGTTGTATAAGTAATCTGCTGTTTTACCCTAAGGTCATCAATATTCTTGAATCTTGCTCTAGCGATATCACCAGCTTCAAATTGGTGAAATCCACCCTGACCTTTTATTCCTGAACCTTTGGACATTAAACCTGGAGCTACACGGATTTCTCCTGTGGGTCTCTCATTGGTGCGATATCTACTTTTATTGTATCTTTCCTGAAGAGTATCAGTTGAAATAGGTGTTCCATTTACAAAACTGAAATTTTTAGTAGGTTTCCAAAAAGGCTTGGTTTCCTGTTTCTTTATTTGGACATCTTTATCTATACCAGTATGTTTTGCTAATTTATTTGAATATGATTCTAAATTAGTGCTTTGTGTTACTTTACCTCCAAAGTATGGAAGTACCTTTTTACCTGTATCGTCTTCTAAGAATTGCTCAACTGTAATTTTGGCACCAGTTAAAGGACTGGTAAGGAATTGTTCAGTTTCCTCAGTTTCTGGGTCACTCTGTTTTTTGTATGGAACTTTAATATTTTTAGCCTCTTCGTATGCCTTTTTTGTTTCGGGGTCTAAAAATTCTGTAAAACTTCTTGGAACGACTTGTTGGCATTTGCTAGTTTCCTTTTCTTTTTTCTCTATTTTTTTCTCTTTTGTTTTTGATTCTTTCTTTTCGGTTTCTTGCTTCTTATTATTTAGGAAACTACCAACTCCAAATAATGCTATGGCGAGATATAATTCAATCATTATCGCTTATATAAATTATATTATATTTTAATTTACGTAAAAATACTTAAAAACGACCACGGTTATAAACACTAGACATGACTTCATATGAAGAGATAATAAACTATCGTAAAGCAAATACATTAAAACCAAACGAAAGTCTCGATTTAATCTTTAAAAAAATAGCTGAAAATATTATTGTATCAGCTAAAACCACTGAGAAAGAACCACAAAAGAGTTGGAGAGCAGAGAAACCCGCGTTTCTCAAAAAAGTATCACAAAACAAAGATGATATACTTACTGCTGATATTAATACTATGTTAAACAAAATGAGTCCAAAGAATTTTGAAACAATTACAGGTTCTATCATTGAAATTCTTTCAAAGAATCGTGATAATATTAAGTTTTTCGAATTTACTATTGAAAATATTTTTATGAAGGCAGTTACACAAAGTGTTTACTGTAAGCACTATACTCAATTTATTAAAATGCTATTTGAACAAGAGTTTAATGTAGAAGACATTTTGATGGAGAAATGCGATAAATTCAAACACATTTTAAAGGAAGAAGAAGACACCTCGAGAAGTTATAGCAAACAAGTTACTACAGAAAATTACAGTAAATTCTGTAAAGACTTAAAAGACAAAAATTTTAAGAGAGGATATTCGCAATTTGTAGGTGAAATGTATAATAAGAAACTAATTTCACGAGCAATTGTAGCAGAAAACATTGAAATTTGTGTTTCTAATGTAAAGAAATACCTAGAAACAGACCCAAAGGGTGCTTCAGTAGAGGATAATGTTATTTGTCTTATTTCATTGATGACTACTTTAGAAGATAAAGATATAGTTACTGATTATAATGAACAACTTATAGAATTGAAGAAATCAGAAGGACTACCAAAGAGACTCATGTTTATGTTTTTGGACATATTAAATCCAAAAAAGAAGAAGTGATTTAATTCTCACAACATTTTAAATATAATTCAGTTACGGCTGAATCGTTTCCCATAATATCTACTAAAAGAGCATTTAATTTTTTTGTATAATTTTCGTTTAATTCTAATGCTTTATCAGGAGCCTTTATAGATTTCTTGTTTTTTCTCTCTAATTTAATGTTTCTAGTGATAAACGTTTAACAATTTTTACACCTTTGCGTCTTAGAGACTCTGGTAACCATTCTTTACCATGATTACTTCCGGATGAATCATATGCTGGAACTAATTTATTGAATAAAAAGTCATAGGCTTTTTGATACTTTCCTTTATCGTTTGAATATGATATTTGTATATAATTAAACTTATATTAAAAATATAAAGAACACTAGTATAATTATACTATTACTAATGCCTAACTTAAAATTATTTTTAGAAAATAACATCGGAGATTTAATTAAGATTACTATAACTGAACGAAAGGATAAAGGATTTGGAGCTATATATGTAATTCACAATGAAACAACAAACCAAATTGACTGTAGATATATAGAAGTAAGTAATCCAGCTTTTAATCCAGAATTATTAGAACAATTTAAAAAATTCGAAGAAGAAAACTCGTCCAGTATTATATATTTCATTTTAATAGAAGAAAAAGGTTGTGAAATTGTATTGTTTGACCTAGATAGTAGAAACAAAAAGTAGTTTTAATAGAATTAAAAATAGAATTAAAATAGTGTATAATTGTATAATATGAATAAAAAAATAATTATTCTAGTTTTAGTAACTGCTATAGTAGTAATGCTTGAATTAATATTTGTTTTTTTTAGGAACAACGAGGAAGGATTCACAAACTACTACAGATGTGAGAAGAGACCACTAGGAGGAATTTATAAAGAAATCTTAAATGAGGAAAGCATTAACTTGACACAAGATTTATCTGAATTCAATCTATATTATCCATGTGGATATAATGGAGTAGAGAAAGAATTAAGGGCTTTAGACCTAGGTGGAAAAACCGGACAGAATATATTTGGTATCTGTGGAAGCGATACTATCGCAAGTAAAAGTAGTCTTTGGAAAGTAGTTTCAGAGCATTATGGTCGTGAATTTGCCAGTAAATTAATTCCAGAGTCGTGGTTATTAAAAGACAATCGTGAATTCCCTCTTTTTAAAGAACAATTTACAGCGGATAAAATATATATATTAAAGAAAAATGTCCAGAGAAAAAAGGGTATAAAATTAACAAGTGATTTAGAAGAAGTAGAAAATGCCTATAAAAGTAAATATGTAATGGTTCAGGAAAAACATGATAGTATTATTATCAATAAGAGAAGACTTAATCTTAGAATATATGTCTTTGTAGTTTATAAAAATGGTAAAAAGAGTGTGTATATTCACGATTCGGCTAAGGTATTATATACTAGCAAAGACGTTGAAGAAAATTCCAGTTCAAATTCAGAAGAATTCGAAACACTTATTACAAATAGTTATGTAACAGACTTAGAAATATACAACAAAAATCCATTAACACTAAACAAGTTATTAGTTTATCTTGAAGAAAATCGTGGTGTAAACAGTGTTGCCTTGAAACGAAAAATTTATGATGTATTGAAAAATATTATGATAGCATTACTTCCTAGAGTATGTAATTGTAAAAATATGAGAGACCAAAATATGTACCAAATGTTTGGTGCTGATGTCTTAATAGATACAAAATTTAAACCATATGTATTAGAATTTAATAAGGGTCCAGATATGAAACATAAAGATGATGCCGACTATAAATTAAAGAAGAAGGTAATCTTTGATACATTTGAGAAAATTGGAGTTATTCAGGGTAAAGACAAGACATATGAGAATGGATATACGCAGATAATTTAAATTATTTTTTTATTAGTTTATAATAATGACTGAACAATATTTTTTTTATTACTGGTTGTTTAAAGTTCAATACCGAAGAATTTTAAATTATCGCCTTAATGAAAAAGAGGGTTTTACAGATATAGAAAATATTATTAGAAAACCTGAATTCATAAAATGTGTAAAATTACTTCTTAAATCGATGGATAAAATTCATGGAGTAAATGTTAATATACCCGCTAAAAAGTTTCTTTCAGCATTTATAATGCGTAAATTTCCGGATATGATTAATTATGATCCAGAAAGGCGCGATTTATCTTGTAAATTACATCATTGCTGTGAAAAATTAGTGTCACTATTTTTAAATTTGAACCATCACATAAAGAGGGTGGAATTTCTCATAACACTAGGTAGGTATAAAGTTTTATTCGATGTATTCAAAGAGCAAGACCGATTAGATATGTTAGAATCACTTATAATGACCCTTTTTGAATTAGAAAGAAATTATATAAATGCTGATGGTAAATATGACGCTGATACATTAAAATGTATAAAAGCGGAAATAAATAAGACAAATAAAAGAATTAAACAGTTTAATGGAATGGAAATTCTTTCTAAGTATCGACTACGCGAAGCTGAACTTCAAAAATCGGTTGAGAATAATATGAAGAAGGCATTTTGGGATATTTATAGACAAGAATTAGAGAAAGATACACCTAATTATGCTGTATTCATTCCTTTAATTGGAGAAGTAATAAACAACGTTGAAAGATGTGTTCCTAATAATGTAGATTTTTTGGAAGAATACACTGATGCCTTAGATTTACAATACATTACCGACTTAATAGAAGAGGATGTAATTGAACGAAAAGATTTGGATAAAATAGTCACAGTCACAATAGATACTATTAAACGTCTTCATTCTGCCATTAACGACAAGAACATTGAAGAATGGAGAGATAAATTAAAATTGGAAGAAGATTTATCAAAATACTTAATTGGATTTTTTCAGGAAACCTTCACTAGATTAGAGGTTATTCAAAGGGAACGAGATGAATTTTCACGAACACTTCGTAAATAACCATCATAATTATAGGTAGATTCGCACATTAATTCTATGTTGTCATTTCCAATATATTCTCTAAGTAAGTTTTGGCATATACTTTTCATAGTAATATCTATTTTTATATAAGTTTGAGTTGTGTATTTTACAATTAAATCGTCGTAACCATGCTGATAATTAGTTGGGTCTGCTCCAATGAGAATAAGACCAATTGCTTTATTTTCCCTCACCCAATTCACTAACTCGCGATATTTTAAAGTTAAACCAGTGTTCTCTAATTCACTTCGGTCTCCAAAGAATTGTACTAATACTTCTCGCAAATCTGTTATAGGATTATAACCCTCTATAAAACGTGCTCTACGTTTAACACCTAAAACAGCAGCCTTCATTGGATTTGTTAAATTATTAGCAAAATCAGGATTCATTTCTATTAATAAAATTAATTTAATACTTAAATATTATTTAAATAATTTAATTTCACCTAAAGTAAAAAATATATTTAATACAACGAGTAAGTATGTGTGGAATTATAGCATATTTTAGCAAAGATAAAGAAACTGAAGCATCAGAGACGCTTAGAACACATTTTCTTGAATTATCAAAGAGGATTCGTCACCGTGGTCCAGATTGGAATGGAGTTTGTCTAGCAAACGAAGGTAATGTATTAATTGGTCATGAGAGATTAAGCATAGTTTCACCTGAATCAGGAAGCCAACCTATTGTTTCTCAAGACTCCAATCAAATTTTAAGTGTCAATGGAGAGATTTATAATCACAAAAGTCTCTATTCCAGTGTCCTATTTGATAAATACATCAATAAATCAGGTAGTGATTGTGAAGTTATTATGCATTTGTATCGCGAATATGGTGCTTCAACAGCTAAGATGCTCGATGGTATTTATGGTTTTGTTCTTTATAACAAAGAATCAGGAGAAGTATTTATTGCTAGAGACCCAATTGGAATTATTCCTCTATATGTTGGTTGGACTAAAGCAGGAGATTTTATGGTTGCTAGTGAATGTAAATGTCTTATTGACGACTGTGAAAAGATTGAATTATTTCCACCTGGACATACATTAGTATTTAATTCAAATGACATTCCTACTTTCGAGAGTTTTACTAAAGATACTGTTAAGTTTTATGAACCTCTTTATAGTAATTCAGGATTCAACGAAAACGAAAACACTGAGACTACACTAGAAAGTGTAAGAAAATCACTAGAGGAAAGTGTAAGAAAGCGTTTAATGGCAGATGTTCCTTTTGGTGTTCTATTGAGTGGCGGACTTGATTCATCTCTTATTGCCAGTATAACAAGTCGTATTATTCGTGAAAAACCTGTTAATCACTGGGGACAAAATCTTCATAGTTTTTCAATAGGACTAGAGGGAGCTCCAGACCTTATTGCGGCTCGTGAAGTGGCAGATTTTCTTGGAACAATTCACCATGAATTTCATTTCACAATTCAAGATGGAATTGATGCCATTAGAGACCTAATCTGGCATTTGGAAACATATGATGTAACTACTATTAGAGCAAGCACACCTATGTACCTTCTTTCAAGAAAAGTTAAGAGTTTAGGTATAAAAATGGTTCTTAGTGGCGAGGGAGCCGATGAAGTATTTGGTGGTTATCTTTACTTTCATCAGGCACCTAATAGCGAAGAGTTCCATAATGAATGTTTAAAAAGAGTAGAAAATCTCCACCACTTTGATTGTCTGCGCGCTAACAAGAGCACAATGGCTTGGGGAGTCGAAGCACGTGTTCCTTTTCTTGACCAGAGTTTCTTGAATACTGTTATGACTATTAACCCTAAATTAAAATGCCGAGATAACAAAGAAAAATGGTGTTTGCGTGAGGCATTTAACACACCAGATGACCCATATCTTCCCGAAAATGTGTTGTGGAGACAGAAGGAACAATTCTCTGATGGTGTAGGTTATAGTTGGATTGACTCTCTTCGTGAATACTCAGAAACCCAGGTCACAAAAGAGGAATTTGAAGAGGCCAATAAAAACGATGAACATTTAAGAACAAGAGAAGCGGTATGGTATCGAAGGATATATGATTCACTATTCCCTAAGGAATTACCCATTAAAAGGTGGATTCCAAGGACAGATTGGGAAGGTGTTGGATATGATCCAAGTGGTCGAGCACAAGGAGCTCATGAAAATCGAAATTAATTAATATTTATTTCTCGTTTTATACTAGTAATGAGTGATTTAACAAGAAAAGATTTAGCAAATCTTAAAAAATTAATCAAAAATGTTGAAGAATTAATTAAATTAAATATTGATTTTAAAAACAGATTAGAAAGAAACAGTAGAAGAGATTTAAATATAACAAATTCTCTTTTAAAGAAGGCGAATGCGAAGGAGAAAAGTAAAAGAAAATCTCTTAGGAAAAAGAAAACCAAGAAAATTAATAGGGTTTAGTCCTTAATAATATCTATTTTACAAAACCATGTATTTTTAGAGTCTTCAGGCATTTCATTTACTAATTGAGGATTCTCTTCTATATAACTATTATTTTCTATTAATTTACCATCAAATGGTGCTTTGACACTATTTGATGCTTTTACACTTTCAACTATAACTATATCGTCTCCTTCATTAAATAATTCCCCTGGTTCAAAATTATATTCAATATAAACTAATTCTCCTAAACTATCGCTGGCATAATTA